TTAGATCTAAAGATGCATTAGCTGTTTGCTCAGCACTCTCCCTAATAAAATCTTCTCTATCCTGAGGTCTTAATCTCAAAACCCTATTAGAAACATCAAGGACTCCATCCTTCAAGAATTGAGATAACTCATCTTGAGTTGGATCAGAAGATCCAGTTATTGCAAGTCCTGTTAAAGCTTCTATCTGTACTTCAAATGTTGCCATATTCTATGTCCCAGAAAAGAGAAGGCTACCCATATAACAGAAAAGAAGCAAAAACTACACTAAGTAGCCTTCTCAAATTCACGCCTTAACTTCTAGTTGCAGTACCAGATATAAAAATACCAGCTGTTAAAGCAGTAGCTTCTGTAATGTACCAATGTTGACCATCGCATACTACGCTTAGTCTATCTCCACCACCAGCTACACCTGTAGAAGTATCCCACAGAATTTGATCATCTTCAACAGTAGAATCATGCACAGTACCACCATCTGTAAGAGCTCCTATAACAAATTCAGCTGTACTATCAGTAAAGACAATCACATCTTTTGACGCTTCAGCATCACTATTGATATCGAGCATAAAATGTACTTGCATCCCCTTACTCGAATAAGCTGAAGGAAGCCTGAAAGTAGCAGTATTTGCAGAAATATTTATTAAATACCTATTTCCTGCATCCTTTGTTGTTAATACTAAAGTTTCAGCATCAGCTATTGCTGTGCCATCACTTCCAGGTTTTATATGCTTAACTACACCAGTCGCATTATCAATAGCATCATCGAACTTATTTTGTCCATATAAAGGATTCGCCATGATTTACCTCCTTATGTCCAGATAGCATGGGATTCGGCCATTGACCATTCCATGCCAGCTTCAGTTAAGATTTGATCTACCCTACGATCGACCCCAGAGTTCTCTAAAGTTTGAACTCCTACGTAGACTGAAGTATCTCTATTAATGCCATTACCAACTAAAGGCCTGTAAGCACAGTTCTTCATATTGATACCTAACATCTTCACACTTGTACCATCAAGATGAATATTGCGAGCAACTTGCATATCTCCGTATACAGTTGAGATAGTAGTTACATCAACACCAAGGATCTTCCTTCTTCCCACATTTGTCATATCAGCACGTCCTAAACCCGCATTTGCGGCAGTCTGTGCTGGGAATGCTGTAGGTGTAGTATTGCCAGCTCCTGGCTGTACAATACCTACATTATTAGCAAAGTATCCAGATAGTTTATGCAACCAATTATATACTGCCGTTTGACAGAAAAATATAGTTGCTTGACTATTATTGTATCTTGGATCTAGTAGGTTTGACAAATCATCAAGAAAACTATCTTGACTCTTAGTTGCAAGATCAAGACTAAATGCATTACCATAACTGGTAATATAGTCTACTGCACCCTGAGTGTAATTGATTCCATTAGTAGAATCTTCATACTGAGAACCAAAAAGCAAAGATGTTTCAATATCCCATTTATGCTCAATCAGTTTTTCTTTCCAAACCCTAGCCCACTCATTTGGTTCAAACTTCAATACTGTGGCTCTGGCCGTATTGGTCATTGCCATTGAAGTCTTCCAAATCTGAGTAACACCATAATTGGATGAATAAGGTTGATCTATCCAAGTCTCTGGAAAACCAGATCCTTCCTGAAAAGCTGAACCTATTACATAGCTTCTAGCTCTCTCAAGTTTAAGTGCTACACTTTGATCAGAAACTGCTTCATCACCATCTGCATCACCTGGGCTGAAGTCATCAGTCCACCAACCAGCATAATCTAGATAAGATGAATCAGTTGCCTTAACAACTTTAGCAGATATAAGAGCAGGGTATTTACTATCAATAGCTGCACCACTATTTGGTGACTTATCTACTTCTGTAATCCTTACTAACATATAGCTCTTACCCCAAGATGCACTTGCATCTTGATTAGCTGTCATCGTAGGGATCTTAACTACTTGACCTGGAAGAAAGAACTGAGGTGTAGTACCACTTACACCAACATCTGTTTTATTAGCTGTATTTCCAAATACATTCTGCACATTGCCTGCATTTTTGTAGTCACCAGCCATGTATAATTTTACTGTATCATCGACTGCTACATTGGCACCTGTACCACCATCATTATATGCTTCTAGAATTGCATTGGTAAAATCATCAGCACCATCGCTTCCAACATATCCCATTACATAAGCATATCTTTTATGAAACGAAGGACGCTTCTCAGTAAACTTAAACTGAGGATCGTCCGTTGGTTTCTTAGCCACTTTACTTACGAATCTAAAAAACGGATCTTGTGGAATAGCCAGTTCAGAGACTCGACTACCAAAGTTATACCTTCTACGTATATCTCCAGTAATCAGGTCAGTACTTGTACCTGGTCCTCGCCCATCAAAATCCGCTACAGTTAAATCCGCATTCGGTGTTATAACCGATACAAAATCAGCCATATCGAACTCCTATTTAAAGCTCGAATAGACTTTAAACCAAAATGGCTCTATAAATTAAATCTATCCGAACAGATTGTCTAAATCGCCATCCAGACCTAAGATCCCATCAAACACTGCGTTATCTGGACTCTTCTCTTCGGCCTGGCTGTTAGCTCCACTAGCGGTAGGCGGTATGTTCCTAACATTCTTCATCTGGGTAAGCATATCATTCTTTGTAGACTGGACAACATTTGCATTAGCCTGATCACGATTCAACAGATAGTCAATATCTTCAAGTGTAAGTACATGATTTTGTGCAGCTTCCTTAAATACTGCAAACTGCTCATCACTCATGCCTTTCTTATCCCTGAATTCATTTTCCATTGATTGTCGTTTAGCTTCTTTCTGCACTTTTGCAGCATTAGCTTTTTCAGACTGATATATCTGTCCTACTCTATGCTGAACAACTTTATCTACCTGAGCATTCAGAACTTTTGCTGAATCAGAATCTGGATCTGTCATTGCTTCTTGAGAATCAAAAACAAAATCCTCATCTAATCCCAGCTGTTCCTGCACACCCTTTGGAGTATCACCTCCATTTACCAGATAGTTACGAACATGTTCAACCAATCCGCTATCATTTTTCATTGCTTCAAGAACAGGTACAAAAGGTTCAACCTCTTTATACTTCTCTCTCAGCTTAACGGCTTCTCTGCTACTGTCTTGGTAGCGTTTCTTGTAAGGATTACCGTCATCATCCCAACTCACATTATTGGAGCCAACAGTTTGCTGTTGAGTTACCTGTTCGGTGTCAACTGTCTGTTGGGTTGCCTCAGTGTCACTATTGGCAATTATGCCATTTACATCTTCTTCAAGAGCTTCAAAAAAGCCCTCAGAGGAGCCAAGAACCTCAGCTTCAACTTCGTCAGCTGTAGGAATTCCTGGGTTACCTGATGTTTCTTCCATTTTTATTACCTTTACTTATTTTAATGTTACTGCTTTTTATTACCACTCTGCAAATCTTTTTTTGCAAACTGTAATTCTCTCGATAGATCTTTCTTTGTAGAATCTACCTGATTGACCATTACATTCTGCAAAAATTTCTGTTTTGCCTCTGTTGAGCGATAAGAATCTTTTAGATCACCCTTCACTTCCTCCTTCTTTTTGGTTATCTCCATTTCAGCCTGCATGACTTTACCCTTAATTCCAGCTTGTACTAACTGTCTCTCAAGAGTCTCAATAGTACCTTCTTTATCCTTTACTGTTTCCTGCAACTGACCTAACTGTCCCTGTAATTGAGCATATAAACTCTTACGCTTAGCTATCTGTTCCTTATTCCTCACATCAGTTTCAGCAAGAACTGCAATATCATCTATAATTCCAAGCTGCATAAGTTCTTTTAATTCAGAAAGATATGCCCACCTGTTTACTGGAAGCGTAGAACCAGCTACTATTCTGACATCAAACTTGGCAGTAGAATAATCCATTGATTTACCAATTGCCTCTCCCATATCATTATAAATAGGAATATTAATCTCCTGCTCACGTTCTTCCTGAATAGCTGACGGCTGTATGATCCTAAACCTTTTATTAGCTGAATATACAGATTGTGATATCTGCATAATAACTTTCCCCAACTGTCTTAAAGCTGGTTCTATTGAATGTTTCATCCACTGTTTAATTCTCCTGGTCCCATATTCATCCAATGCAAGCATCCCCCTGAAAGTTTCATGCTGCTGTTGTGTGTCTCCCTGCATTGATGAATAAATTC